TTACTTTGTTTTGTTTAGTTCCTCAATCAAGGCGTCTGCCGTATCGACCGCACTTTCAACAATGCGTTCAATTTTAATATCAAGTCCATCTTTGTTGCTTATTATTCCTTGTAATGCTATTACTGCAAAGTACTCACGTTTGGTTAAGCCTGTATAATTTATAGTATCCATTTTTCTCACAGTATAAGCTAAATCGTTTGCTCTTGTTATTTTATTTTCCATGCTTGATATAATTTTTTGCCATAAGCGCAAGAAAGAAAGCATCGATTTCATCTTGACTTATTTTGGCTGTTTTAAAATCTGGTTCAAATTTCAATCGCTCACTTGCGACCACGCGCATAAACACGTCTTTATTAAACTTTTTACCCTTTGCCTCAGGGCTAATATTATACGCCTCAATGTCATGTTCCTTTATCCATTCATAAGCAATCCTGGAAGCGGCTTGATTCATGCCAACGTTGCGAGACATTCGGGAAAGGATCGCTCGGTTGATTGAATTATTAAAGGTCACATTCTGGAGGCTTGAATCTTCCACTAAAACAATGGGGCTTTCGTATGCTACCCACGTTATAACGTCTCCGATAAAATCGACAAACCTTTTATACCTTTTAAAAATCATGGTGCGGTCTGCGATAATGCAAACCGCCATTCCTTTTATTCTTAACGCTGGGTCAACTCCGATAAGTGTCCTCAAAGTGTTATTGTTTTAAATGAAGATACAAAGTTTTTTGCCGTTGTTCCCGTGGTTTCATTGTTTTCTTTTGCCTCAGGTTTTACGCGTGGTTTCCTTTTGCGCTTTGGCTTTGGCTCAGGTACATTGATACCGTATGCTTCAACGCCCTTGTCAACAAAGTTGATTTCCAGCAGGTAACCGAAAACAACGATGGTTCCCACGAATAAAAACATGGTTATAAATTCGCCTCCTTCGTACTTTTCCTGCAAGCCGAAGAAGATTTCAACCAAAGCCACAAGGGTTGCGCCCAGGGCAATCTTCGGTGGGTATGTACTTCGCCCTTTGGTTGGATTCAAGAAATCCATGAAAACAACGGCAAAGCGTCCGAGTTGCAAGATACTGGCGGCAATGATCGCAAGCCAAAAGTCAATAGGGAGAAAAATGGCGGTTAGGTAGGCATTGATGCCATACGTTAAAACGATTGTTAAAAGCATGATGGTGGGAATGTTATCCGAAATATTTTCGAATGTCCATTTAAATTGTGTGTTTGTGAAATTCTTTTCCATTTGATTTTGTTTTTGTTGTGTGTAAAAAAAGGGCAGCTGGGGGAGCTGCCCTGTGAGGTGATTATAATTCTGTTGCTAAAACAAATGTAACCATTCTTCTTAATTGCTTTTTTGTTACCGATGTATCTTCGGTTGCTATTGTTACAGGCCAGTTATTTTGCATAGAGCAAATAATAACTTCAAAATTCATCCATGATTGACCTTGTAATTTAGACTTAATTTTTTCTGCCTGAGTTTTGCAACCAATGTTTCCTAAGCTAATTGATGTCATTTTGTTTTGTTTTTGTTGTGTGAAATATCGTTTCGTTCTTTCGATATGTAAATATACAAAGTAATATTTAAACAAAAAAATATTTACAAAAATAAATGCAAAATAATTTAAAATTCATCTCTTTTCCCCTTCAATGGGTAATGGTTCTTTTTCAACTCCCAGAACTCAGCCATTAACGAAGCACGGAATTTATAATCGCGATCCGTATGATACCCGCTTTTGTAAACGCACTTACAAATGCTTTCGTATAACCTGATCCCTTTCATCTTGTAATTTGCCTTCTTGCAATCCGCGTATCTTCCTGAGTTCAAAACACCCGCCCAAAGCTTCATGCCTTCTTCCGTGGTGCTTGCGCTCATGAACTTGGCGCGAATGTACTTGTCACGTCCACGGATCACTTCCCGTGTTTTGTACGTCACCGACTTTTGATTTTTCAAAGCCTTGACGCCGCCAGCGTTCGCGTGTTTTCTCCAGAGTTCGGTTTCAACCCCTGAGGTCGTTGCCTCAATGATGAAAAAGGAATAGATCATGGAAACTGGGAAATCGGTAAGGTGATGCACATTCATAAGCATGGATTCATAAGAATAAGCAAGCCATATACGACGCATTTTAAATAAGTCGATTTTATCAAGGTTTCGGAAACCTTTGCCTTGCAATGTTTTTCTAAGTTCATGGATATTCATTTTGCGAATCTCCCAGCCGTATGACCTTGAGCCATACGCGCTTTCGTCAACTTCGCTTTTTTCTTCCTTTGCGGGGAAGGTAAGCGTTGTAATTTTGTGAACGTACACCGTGTCACGCTCAATAACTGGCACGAAGGAGGTATAATGATATTGGGTATTTATTGGGGAATAAATCAACCCAACAACGAAGGCGACGCCAACGCCAGCGGCAACTTGGTAAGGGAGGCGTTTGTTCTGAGGGACGTAATCAATGATTGGCTCTTTCATGGTTAAAGAATTACAGGTTCTGCGTAAAAATATCCACCGTCGTACTCGATCGTTTCATCGTTTGCGTCAGCAATAACATTGCCGTCACAGTCGCGAACAAGTCCACCGTAAACAAATTCGTCCTCAGGAAAATAATCCTCATTGCGCATTTTTTCGTAAAACTTTTCAACGGCTTCGCGCTTGGTAAAGGCTTCGATTTCGTAATTTAAATCATGGTATCTTTTAGCGTTGCCAAAGTACATCACTGTAAAAATTGTTGTTTCCATTTGTTTTGTTTTTAATGGTAAATAATAAAGAGGGAGTTTATACCCCACCTCTTGTTTTTTTTTATTTTTAGTTTTCATCCATAAATTGATGAAAAAGATTTTCAAATTCGTTCCATCCTGCCATTGTCATATATTCTATTTTATATTCTTTTTCGCTTATTTTTATAACTCTTGCTTCGCAAAAAATTGAACCATCTTGATTTATCATAAAAATACCAGTTAATCCATCTATTCTTGATGCCGATGGTTTATACCATCCTGAATTTGTACTATCTAAATTTATTCCTGTTAAACAAGCATCTAAATTTGTGTGAATAGTTGTTCCAGTCCATTTAGTCTCAGCTATTTTTTTAAGTGCTTTTACTTTTGCGTTGTTTTCTGTTGTTTTTGCTAAAGTTGTCATTTGGTTTGTTTTTGTTTTTTCAATACGTAAATTTAATATTATTTATTTGAATAAAAAAATATTTACAATAATAAAATAAAAAAAATGTCCGCATCGAAAGACACGGACATGAATTAGAACACTTTTAACAACTAAACACTCACTTCCTGTATTCGCCAAACTTTGAAATACTAATCTCAAAGTTTTTCACGTCAATTTTTAATTCCTTAAATTGCTCCAAAGCCTTTTCTACGCTTTCGGCTTCAATAATCATTCTTTTGTCATTGTACTTGATTTCGTATTTCATTAGTACCAATTTTTAACTAAGTTAACAATAAAGTAAATGGCATAAGCCAAAGTCAATAAACCACCAGCTGCAACAAATATAGTGGCAGCATCTTTAATCAATTTTTTCTTTTCGTTTTCAGTTAGCATGATTTTTCTTTTTTTTGTTCTCGATAAATTGCCATTTTGGCTAATAAAATTTCCTTATTTTTTGCATAATAAGTCCTATTTCGTTCCCTCATTTTTTCCAAATACTCAGGAGACCATTTTGTTCGCGCGTATTTCCTGTATTCATTGTTTTTTAATCGCCTTTTTTCTTTTATAAAGACGTTTAAATTTGCCTTCCATTTAACCATATAGGCGGCGCGCTTTGCCTTTTTTTCTTCGTCACTCATATTTACTTTTTAATTTTCGTTCTCGATAGGCTTTTGCTTTGATTTTCAATGCTTCAATATTAGCATAATAATAAGCAAGACTTTTGTCTTTTCTTATTTGCCTTTCTTCGTCGGTCAACTTCCAGTAATTGTCTTTATTCCTCAGCCGTGTTGCCTCCCTTCTTTTATCCTTTTGGAAGGCTGGCATATTACGGTAATATTCACGGTCATACGCTCGTTGCTTTTCCCTTTCTTCTTCGGTCATGGCTGCTTGTTTAAATAATTCTTTGAGGCAACTGGATCTTTACCCTGATTTGAATACTTTGCGTCTTGCTTTTTATCATACGAAATATTTGGCATCTCGGAAATATCCTGGTAAGTCAACTGCGCAATTTTCATACCCGCGTAAATTTTTAACGGCTGAATGGTTAAAAGCTCCAACGTCCAATGCCCTTTGAATCCAACGTCGCCAAATCCTGCTGTAACGTGGACGAAAAGTCCTAATCTCCCGAGGCTACTTTTGCCTTGAATAATTGGCACGTGTTTCAAGGTCTCCGTATATTCCACGGTGGAGGCAAGGTAAACAATGCCAGGCTGGAGAATTAACCCTTCCTCAGGAATAATCATTGGTGCAGAGGGGTTTTTCTTGCGCACGTCCAACACGCGCTCCGTGTAAAGTACCAAGGTATTTGACAGGGTAAGGTCGTAGGAATTGGTGCCAAGGTTCTCAGGGTTAAATGGCTCAATGACGATGTTACCTTCGTTAATTTCGTCAATGATGGTTTTGTCGGTTAAAATCATTTGTCGTATTTTTTACGGTTATCAAATTCCTTTTTTGTAAAATAATATTCAGTGAGCATTTGGGCGTTGCATTGCAAGTGTGCGGCATGAAGCAAGCCCGATTCAGGGTCAATATCCTCACCCAGGCGAATGGCTTCAAGGTGACGCAAGGCGGAGGCAATCACCTCGCTCCACGGCATACCTTTTTCCCAATTTCCTGCGGGATATTTATCCAATCCCTTTGTCCAAACTTTGGCACATTCACGGTGAGCCAACGGGGGAATAAGGTCATACCTGATTTTTTCATCGTTGAACCTTAATCCCCTTGCGTCTGATTTCATTATCTTTTTCAATTCATTTTCCAAATCATCGGTCATGGCTTCCATTTTAATGGCTGTGTAAAAAACTTTTATAAACCTCGCTTATCTGCTTGCAAGTTTGCTCAATCAAAACAATGGCTTTTAATAAATCATCCATTTCAAAGGTGTGGTTTAATTCATAACTTTCACCCGTGAAAGATAAGCCGTTTTTTGTCATCTTTGTCCCCAGCCAATTGATTTGACTTTCGGGAATCGTATCACCATTTACAAACATTGCCAGAGCGTAAACTTTCATTTGAAGGCTATTGTGCAACGTCATCATTGTCCACGGTCTGCCTGAGGTTTTGAAGTCAATGACGCGGTTGTTTTCCCTGTCCCATGCGTCGATAAAACCAACAACTTGAATATCGTTTATACTCAGGCTTATTGGTTTCTCAGCTTCAAGCCCTTTGAAGCTTTGAATCTTGTCAATGTAAAAATTGGGAAAGGTTTCCATGATAATACCGTTTTTGATAAACGCTTCCGTGTCCTCGGCAAAGCGTTTGCCAAAGTCCATGTAAATCGATGGTTCTTCGGGAAGGTTTAAAAAATATCGGTTAATGTACTTTTGGCGGTCACTGTACCAAAGGTTTATTTGGCTGACTGATATATATTTTTTTGGAAGGAGCATAATTATTTTTTTTTAAAATGGGAATCTTTCGTCGCTTATCAATCCATCGGTATATTTAACGCCTTCTTCGTAGCCTTTTTCAAAAGCCTTAGCAATTTCCTCAGCATACATTTTCTTTGCCTCGTTCAAAGCATCAACAATGGCTTTGTATTCGCTTTCGTAAAACTCGGATGCGTCCAATACCTTGTCATAAAAGTATTCCAAAGACGTTTCTTTTTCTTCTTGGTTTTCCATTTATATTTTGTTTTGCGGCGCGGTAAAACCCCAGCCATTTTACAGGCTGGGGAAAAACGTACCAAATTGATTAAAAATATTTTCCGATTTGAATAAAGATCGTGGCAGCGGCAGGTTGCGCCTGAGCAGGTTCAAGTCCTGAGGCTTGCAACTGGTGAAATATGTCCGCATAAACCGAAGTCATAAGTGTGGCTTTCTCCGTGATTTCATCATGTGTTAGCTTACCGTTGCTTTTAGGGGGTACATTTGCCGCCTGTTGCACGTTCGCGCCTTCGGTGGGTGTTTGTACCTTTTCGGGTATTTCGTTCGCTGTAACCATGTCAAATGCGACCTTGTAACTTTTGCCGTCGTGGATAATGGTCACGGCATCGTCTTTTTTCAAAGCCATTAACTTTGTATCGTCTGGTTTTCCGTAAACTCGGATGTCCGTGCCGTTATCCAATGTGATTGCGGCGTTAATGGATGGTCCGTATTGACCTTCAAACACTTTGCCCGCCGTGTATTTAACCTTGCCTTTTAGAATATTCATGACCCATATTGATTTGAAAATTTTGAGAATCGTACCACATTTGTTTTTTGTGGTTACTTATTGCTTTCCAGTCTATTTCCTGATCGTAAGATATTTTCTTTCCAGTCCAAAAGTATTTTTCAATTTCGCCTACTCCTTTTTCTCTCCACCATTTTTGCAAGTGCTTTGGTTCAACGATATGGTTGGGACAAATGGTCAGTGATGCGTTTAACGCGAAGTCTTGTATGTTAATCATCTTGCTGCGGTTATTTGTTGGCATTTGGTAATGGCTTCTTTGCAACGGGCGATAACCTCAAGCCTTAAATTGTTAATCGATGTTTTCATCATTTTTTCTTCGTGGTATTCCAGGCTTTGTAATATCGTTTTAATCATCTCAATATAATGGTCATGGTTTGATTCTTTATGAAACATTACATAAGTTTCAATAGTACGCTGGGCGTAAATCCAAAAGTCCAACACGGTTAAAAAGTCGGCGCGCGCCTCATTCCTTAATCTTTCGTTTTCGCCCTCAAGATAAATGATGCGTTCTTCATAATACCTTGTTAAACTGTTGTTTGTGAAAGTGCTTTCAATGTTTTCCATCTTTGGTTTGTTTTTAAAGTGATTGATTTGTTAAAATTGTCCAGTCCATTTCGTTCTCAGCAACAAGGGGCATGAGATTGTAACGGTTGATTTTTGGATATAATTCAAGGTCGATATCCTCTGGCTCAAATGTCCAGCCGTGGATCTCCATGTTATCCTCAGGGGAATGCGGTGACGTTTGCCCGTACAAGCCGAAGCCGTGGGAGAAAATCACGTGTACAAAGTGACCCAGTTTTTTATCAAGGGTACATTTGCAGGTGTATTTTGTAATATTCATTTGGTAAGTTTTTGAAGGTGGAATCATGGAGTGGTTAACTCCATGATTCTTGAACCTTTTTAATGTCCTGGTCTAATTTGTTTAGATACTCATTTGCCATTCTTGCAACTATTGGCATTTTGTTTGCCTCCCATTCTTCGTCGGTGCAACCCTGAGATTTTACCGCGTGGTAAACAGTTTTTACAAATGCTGCATCGGCTACTAATTCGTGAACCTTGTCAAAGTGGTTTTTTAATTCATTCATTGTCATCATGATAATTGGCTTTTGTTATTTTCAATACGTAAATTTAAATATAATTATTTGAATAAAAAAATATTTACAAAAATAAATTAAAAAAAAGTGAGGTATAATTTCTATACCCCACCAAAACAAAACCAAATTATGAAACTTATCTTAATAATACCTTTCGCCAGACGGCTAACTTGTAAGCAAGTGCGCGGGCTCTTGGCATATTTCCTTCTTCAATTTTCCTCATGTGGTTCTTCCTGTCAATCATATTATCTGAGTCGGGCTTTTCATTCTTTGCCATTTCCTGCGCCTCAGCCCACAAGGCTTCCTTTTCTCCTTCGTTCCATTCATTGATATAACCACGCTTCACGCATTCGTCGTACCAAAATACGGGTATTTCATCGAGCGGCTTTTGAAAGTTTTTCAACTTGTTATCAAAGTCCTTATCGTATTCCTCAGCCACTTTGCCCAGGCGTTTAATGCGATCTTCTTCTTCTTTCTTCGCCTGAATGTCGGAATCCATGGCAAAATATATCTTTTGTCTCCATGTAATGTAAGCCGTCAGGATTCGCCCAATGGCATGAAGGTCAACTTTGCCGTATAATTTGTGATCATTAATATCCAATTCCTGTTTGGCAAATTTTTCAAATGCCAGTTTAATCTCATCAACCGCAAGTAACTTGTAATTTGAAATAAAGTCGGTTACCTCCATTAAATGCTCGGGCTTTGGCTCAATGCCATACACGGGGAGAAGTTGGCTCAGGGCTTGGGCAATCTTTGGAATGGCTTCCTTGGTTCCCGTTTTAAAAATCCTGAGTTCGCGGTTCTGGATAACAAGCTGCACGTCTTGTATCTTTTCTTCGACGCGGTTTGCAATCATTGGTAAATTGTTCATAATTGGTTGTTTTTATTAATCTTGAAACTTTGCCATGCGTTCTGCAAGCAATTCCTGAAGTTTGTCATTATACGCTTTGTCCTTTGCCGCTGGGCTTGTGGTTTGGTACGCGGTAAATATCTTTGAGGCTTGGGAATAAAGGTTTGCTATTGTAAAATTTGCCCTCAGCCATTTGTCATTCAAGTTCCATGCCGCTTGAATAAACACCTTCAATGCCTCAAGGCTATCGCCCTGCCTGTCTATTTTGTCAATGTAACGCAGGAGGTTTGCCATTTGCCCTGCATCTTTGGGCATCATGATGTAATGTCCATTTTGGTCAGTTGGATACGCAGCGCCTGATAAGTTTTCAAACGTTTGGCAAAACACGGAAAAGGCGGCGTAAGTGGGGGAGGGCTGGCGCTCGGCTTTCGGCTCGGCTTTTTCTTTCTTTTCTTTTGGCGCAAAATTTTCTTTTCTTTCTTTTTCAACTTGGCTGATTACGGTAAAGGGATTCACTTTGGGGCTTTGGACATTTGTTTCAACTTTTGTGAAGTCGGTAAAATCTGGAAGATTTTCAATAATATCTGAGTTAGTAAATGTATTTAGTACTTGGTTAGCAACTGGTATAGGTTCGCCCGTTCGTGAAAATCGATTTGCCCTTTTGGAAATATCCATTTGCCCATTTGGTAAAATGGTATTTCCCTTTTGGTCAAATCCATTATCTGGTAAATGAAAGTTATCTGAAAGGTATAAATCTTCATTAACAAAGGCATACCAAATCGTTCTGTCGTAACCGATTTTATTATAATTACCTTTTATTAAAATACCTTTATCGACAAGGCTTTCAATAATCCTTCGCACTTGCTTTTCGCTCCAAAAGCTAAAATACAAAGCCAGTGACTTATTCGTGTTGTAAGTCCAATACTTCCCATCATTAAAATTATTGCCATTAGCCTTATTTAACCTTATCCAAAATTGGAAGGATTTTATCATAATGGCTTCGTCAATACCGTAACGATTAGCAAATTCAACGTTAAACGAAAACTCCATAAGTTATAAAAAAAACGCCCGATAGGTGGACGCTATCGGGCAGGGTGAAACAAAGATTTGTTTCAAGTTCCTTTGAATGGCGTCCACTCCGTCCAAAGGATATGTAAATATAAGAAATAATATTTAATCCAAAACATTTAATTGAGCATATTCTCCATGATACTTTAAAGCAGCGGCGTTGTAAGCACGGGCGGCGTCGATGGGGTCTATATAATAACCAAGATGTTTTAATTTATAATTTATTTTTATCATAGCACGCCATTTTTTATTTGTTTTATTAGAAAAAACCCCTTTGAACCCACTTGTATTATTTATTTTACCTTTTGTATTCATTTGATTTTGACTATTTGTGCATATACGAAGATTTTTTTTTCGATTATCAAGAGAGTTATTATTTACATGGTCGGTATGCATTTTAGGATTATTGTTATTTGTAATTAACCTATGCATATATATACATATTTTTTTTTTATTTAACACACATCCTCTACATGCATAAAATCTACCTTGCATATTTTTTACACACCACTTCCATTGCATTAAAAAATCGTAGTCCTCATTGTCTACCAGCGCGACTTTTCCTTGCGTTAACTGAATTTCTTTCATAAGTTAAAAATTTAAAGTAAGCATTTTACTTGTTATTCTATCTTTGGCAATTTTAAAATATTTTTCATCTATCTCAATGCCTATAAATTTTCTTTTATGTCTTAGGCAAGATAAACCCGTTGTTCCACTTCCCATAAAAGGGTCAATTATGATATAATCCTCAGGAATAATTCCTATTATATTATCCATAACCTTTAAAGGCATCTGGCAGGGGTGTTCTGTTTTTTCAGCACTTACGTTTTTGACTTGGTTAATTTCCCACCAATCATATAATTTAGCTGATTTACCCTCCTCAATACGTTTAGCAATTCTTTTATCCGTTGGATTTTTATAATCTTGATGTACTTTTTTAAAATCTGGTTTAAAACCAAAAAAAGCTATATCCCTGTGTTGTTTTCCAGTATTGCTATTATAAACCCAACTTACAACCTTATCAGGAAACATACCTATATTATAACTGTGTTTATATAAGTTTTCTGGATAATGAATAATAACTTGCTTGTTTGAGCCAAAAATATTTGATAACCAATTATAATAATCATTTTCTTTCATTTTGTCAGAATAATTATTGTAATGATAACCAATATTAAAAGGGGGGTCGGAAACAAATATTACCTTGTTAAAATCAATGTCCAATTTTGGTAATATAAGATTATTATCTCCATGATATATTTCTATATCATTTTCAGTATTTCCCCAATGAGATAAACAAAATTTAGAATAAGCAACTTCCTGTAATATTTGCATGAGTATAAAAAAAATGCCCCAATAGCTAGACATCTACTGGGGCAAGGTGAAACAAAAATAGTTTGTTTCATGCTCCTTTGGGACGTTGTCTAGTCCGTTCCAAAGGATATACAAATATAATCAATTTCCTTTACTTTCTCCTTCTTTTTTTCCACGGCGGATTCCCCAGCGCGCTTTGCATTTCCATGTATTTTAACACGGCTTCAGGGGTTTCGTATGTCACAGACGGAAATTCATTTCCCTCTGTGAAAACCTTGTCTAATGCTTCCTTTATAAAATTTGCCATACCATTTACTTTTTCTCCCTCTTTACGAACAAAAGCCCCCACGGCGTTACCTCCGTTGTTTCCCTCAGCAAGTCAAAACCGTGACGGTGAAACATGGCAACCCATTCGTTCTTTTGCTTTAGGTTAATATGTCCCCATTCAATGTCAAACGCTGGATCGGCTGAGGCATGAGGCGTGGACGTAAAATAAAAATACTTCTTACACGCCTTGTAAAGGATTGGCATGACAAAGGATATTTGTTCGTCGGTCATGTGTTCAAATACCTCAGTTGAATAAATGGCATCGTAACTGCCATGCGTTTTTAATTCATATCTTCCCAACTGGTATTTCGTCACCCATTTTGCAAGTAAATATCTATTTGGGTCAATGCCCTTGCTTATTGCAAATTCCCTTTCATACGGGTTAATATCATAGCCAACGTGTTTATACAAGCCCACGCGCTGGCACGCTGACAAAAAGAAGCCAAGTCCTGAGCCAAACTCGAAAACACTTTCACACCCCAAACTTTGCAAAACCCTTGCGCCATTGGTATGCAAGGAAACAAGGGGTTCATAGTCCGTCGTTGTAAAACCAAGTTCAACGGACTTGTCGAAAAAGAATTTGTTATCAATCATTTGTTTTGTTTTTGTAACAAGGGCGGGAATCGAACCCGCGGCACACTCGCTTGCCACCCTACACACCTCATACTTTCGTATGGAACGGACTCGAACCGTTGTCGCCAGTTGCTCTACCCACTGAGCTACCTTGCGCCACAAAGTTACAAATATATTCTTAAAAAATATTTTAAATTTGATAACAAATAAAATATTATCTTTGCAGAAAGAAAAAATACAATGATAAAATTAATAGTTGCAGGTCGCATTGGTCAGGATGCTGAAATCAAGTCTGTTGGCGATACAACCGTTTGTTCCTTCTCCGTTGCTCACACGGAAAAAACATTTGGAAACAATCCCACAGAAAAGACGGTTTGGGTCACTTGCTCAATGTGGGGTGAACGTGGTTCCAAACTTGCGCCACACTTGGTAAAAGGTACGTATGTCGTGGTGGAAGGCACAGGCGGCGTGAATGCGTATATGAAAAACGGGGAACCGACGGGAATCATTCGTTGCGCGGTAAACAATATCGAGTTCGGAGGCAAGGCAACGGCAGGGGAAAACAACCCGAAAATAACAAATGAAACAACAGTTAAAGACGAATCAGATTTTCCATTTTAATATGACACCTGAGTATCAAAAGCAATATCGGGAAAATATGACCGAGTACCAAAAGCAAAAGCTAAGGGAATATTTTAGGCTTTATCACCAAAACCAAACGCCTGAGAAAAAGGCTGAGAAAAGCATTAGGAATAAGGCATGGTATCAAGCCAACAAAGAGAGGGTAAATAAATACCAAATGGAACGTTATTACAGATTAAAAGAACAAAAAAATGAATGTCAATAAACCAGCCGCAGCCGTATTTTCGGTAAGCTATCGGGACGAAAAAATAAGAAAAAAATTGCTTGATTTGCAATTTCAACTCTGGAAGGAAACCAATGTCAAGCACTCGATGGAGGAGGTTTTAAACCTTTTATTGGATAATTACCAAAAGAACAATAAATGAGGTTAGGCATTGTAACCAATTTAACCAGCCCAACGACCGATTATTATCGTTCGGTCAATCCATTTATGCGGCTTCGCTCACAAATGGTAAATTTAACCATTACCTATTTGAATCCTGAGACGGTAAAATGGTACGATTTTTACGACGTTGACGTTATTCTCTTTCAACGCCCCAACGGCGACGGCATGTTATCCATGATCGCGGAGGCGAAGAAGATGGGTAAAAAAATCATTCTTGACCATGACGATTTATTACATGAGGTCAACGCCGCAAATCCAGCGTCGGCACACTTTGGTAAAACGCAAGTGAAAGAATCGGTTGAAAAGGCTTTCAAGTATGCAGATTATATCATTGTTTCAACGCCTTACCTCAAAGAGTTTTACAAACAATTCTTTGACGAAAGTAAGATAATGATTATCCCCAACGCCATTGACTTTCATGTTACACCCCTTTGTCCCGTGTCACCTGATAAGCTGGAGGCAAAGATTAAACGCGTGTTGTGGCGTGGAAGCATGACACACATTGAGGACTTGAAAACCGTGGATACATTTTGGCATTATGTCAGCAGCCGCAAGGACACCGAGGTGGCATTTATCGGGATTCCTGAATGGTTGGGAAAAACATTGTATCCAAATGTCAAGGTCATACCGTGGAATAATTCATTATTTCAATATTTCGAGCTGATTAAAAACAGTGCGGCTCATTACGCCGTGTTTCCTTTGACAAATGACAATTTTAACCAAAGCAAGTCGAATAACTTTGCCATGGAAATGCTTGTCACAGGTTGCGTACCGTATGCACCGAAGGAAATCACGGAGTTCAATGTTCCAGGGGTTCGGTTGTATGAAGGAAACGACGATTTAAGCGGACAATTTAAAGAGGCTTTGGAAAAGGATGGGAATTATTTTAACCATTTACAGGCTGGAAGGAAGTGGCTTTTGACTGAGCGAAATTTATTAACCGTCAACAACAAACGTAAACAAGTGTTAAAAGGAATATAATGGTAACAGCAGGCAATAATGATTTATCGTTTGACCCAAACGAAAAAGAAAACACGGCAAAAGATTTGTATGAATCAAACACCGAGGTTAACGCTAACCAGGAACAATCCTCTGGCGCTTATTATGACGCCGAAGCCGAAAGGCAGTGGAAGATAAGGGCGGCTGAAATCAACGCACAAAGACGGTTGGAAAAGAAAATTGAAACAAAAATTTACAAGCGATTAATTAAAGAGTTGCTCAAGAAAATATGAAAACAGGCATTCAATATTTGAAATTTGCTTTAGATAAGGACAATAAATGTCCTATGTTATTTGATACTGCTGAAATGCTGCAAATGGAAGTCATGGACAATTTTTCCAAATGGCTTGTAAACAATGAATGGGAATTGAATTATTCAAATGGCAACTGGGAAAAATTAAATGATGATATACAAATATTATCATTTAGCGAAGTTTACCAAATCTTTTTAAAAAGCAGGGAGGCATGAAGCTAAAAGATATAAAACCAAACCCGAACAACCCACGCGTCCTCAGGGACGACAAGTTTCAAAAGCTAAAGCAAAGCATACAGGAGTTTCCAAAGATGCTTTCGCTTCGCCCAATGGTTATTGACGAAAACAACGTGGTACTCGGGGGAAACATGAGGCTTCGCGCTTTGCAAGAACTTGGTTTCACGGACGTCGAAGACGCATGGGTAAAGCGAAGCAGCGATTTAACCGAGGAAGAAAAGAAGCGGTTCATCATTGCGGATAACGTCGCCTTTGGCGAATGGGACTGGGACACACTTGCGAACGATTGGGAAGTGGTGGACTTGGAGGCGTGGGGGTTGGAGATACCGCAGTTTGATGAAGGCAACGATGAAGATTTAGAAGATTTATCTGACAAAATAAAATCAATGTTTAAAATTGAGGTTATTTGTAAAGATGAACAGGAGCAAGAAAAAACGTATAATAAACTTATTGAACAGAATTACGAATGCCGACTTTTGACATTATAAAAGAAATCAAGCCTAAAGAAACGTTTAGGATTGCAAGTATAATCGGAAGATTTGATTTACAAAGCAATCACATAACCGAAAGGTTTAAAGGTAGCATTGATATTGATAATGATTGGCAAGTTGGTTTAATTGTTGGCAAAAGTGGCACAGGAAAAACCACGATAGCAAAACAATTATTTCCAGAAAGTTACATTACAAATTTTGAATATAAATGTGAAAGCATTTTAGATGATATGCCTAAAGATTGTTCTATTGAAGAAATCACAAATACTTTTAATAGTGTTGGATTTAGCAGCCCACCAAGTTGGTTGAAACCATATCAAGTATTAAGTAATGGCGAAAAAATGCGGGTGGACTTAGCTAATGCAATATTGCAAAAAAATGAGTTATTTGTATTTGATGAATTTACAAGCGTGGTTGATAGACAGATTGCAAAGATTGGTTCTTTTGCCACTCAGAAGGCAATAAGGAAAACAGGTAAAAAGTTTATTGCGGTTTCATGTCATTTTGATATTGAAGAATGGTTAATGCCTGATTGGGTTTTTAATACAGATTCAATGACTTTTATAAAGCATTCTGGTAAAAAAAAAGACCTGACATTAAATTTGAAATCTATCAAGCAACAGATAAATCAATTTGGAAAATGTTTAGTAAGTACCACTATTTAAGTTCAAGTCACAACAACGCGGCAAATGTTTTTATCTGCATGATTAATGATGAAATAGCGGGGTTTATTAGCGTTTTACATTTTCCGCATCCTAAAGTAAAAAATTTAAGAAAAGTTCATAGACTTGTTGTTTTGCCTGATTATCAAGGATTGGGAATTGGAGGCAGAATGCTCAATGAAATAGCAAAAATATATTGCAATCAAAAATATAGATTTAGCATTGTAACATCTCAGCCTAATTTAATAAATAGTTTAAAAAAATCAAAAGAATGGATTTGTAAGAATTTTGGAAGAAACAAGCCACATCGAGGAGTTTTAAAAAATACGCAAAATAGTAAATCTGGTTCTGAAAATAGACTTACTATTGTATTTGAATATAATTCTCGTTTAAATCTCGAATCATGAGGGAAGGAAAACACGGAGGTAAATTAAAATCAGGAAACACGGTTGGAACAGGTCGCCCTAAGAAGCTCCCTGCCCTTGACTTGATAATGGCAAATGTCATGGGGCAGGAAAAAGACGGCATCACGGCGGCTGAGGCAATTATCATGAAGCTAAGGGAACAGGCGGCAAAGGGTGATATCAAGGCGGCTCAGTTGCTCCTTGACAGGGCATACGGGAAGGCAAAGCAAAACATTGACATCACGACACAGGGGGAAAAGGTGACCGTGCCAACGATTATATTTACAAAGGACAAAGCAAATGAATAAACATTTGAGCGAGGTTACGAATGAGGATTGCATGGAAGGCATGGCACGGTATCCAGACAAATACTTTGACTTGGCAATTGTTGACCCGCCTTATGGTAATAATTTAAATGGAGGTCGAAGTACTAAGCATAATTGGAATAAAAATATTGATTGGGATAAATGTACAAAAGGATGGAATCTAAATAAACCAAATATTAAATATTTTAGAGAACTTCAACGTGTCTCTAAAAATCAAATAATTTGGGGTGGTAATTATTTTGCTAATATGTTACCAAATTCTGAATGTTGGTTAATATGGGATAAAGGTCAACGAAATTTTTCGCTTGCAGATGGAGAAATGGCATGGACATCATTTCATAAAGCTATGCGAATAAAAACAATACATAGGGCTACATCTAATCAAGAAGAACGTATACACGCAACACAAAAACCCGTAGTTCTTTATAAATGGCTTTTGCAAAATTACGCAAAGCAAGGAGATAAAATAATTGATACTCATTTAGGCTCTGGAAGCAGTAGGATTGCAGCCTATGAAATGGGTTTTGATTTTACGGCTTTTGAATTGGATAAAGAATATTTTGATGCTCAGGAAAAAAGATATAAGGCTCACATTGCGCAGTTAAAAATGGAATTGGTATAATGCAGATAAAGGTTAATGAAAAGTACGAAGCATTATGGCAACCGCGAACCCGTTACTTCCTGATAACTGGTGGACGTGGTTCGGCAAAGTCATTTACCGTGGGGCTTTGGGCTTGCAATATGTTACTTGCCAACAAAGGGTGGAAGGTTCTTTTCACACGTTACACGTTATCAAGTGCTAACATTTCCGTTATCCCTGAGTTCAGGGAAAAGATTGATTTGCTTGGCGTGGGTGACGAGTTCAATATGACCAACGCGCAAATTGGGCACAAGGTCACAAAGAGTGAAATAATATTCTCAGGAATCAAAACAAGCTCAGGAAATCAAACGGCAAAGTTAAAGTCGATACCCGGGTTAAATGTTTTCATCGTTGACGAGGCTGAGGAATTTGTAAGCGAAAAGGACTTCGATACCATTGACGAATCCATTCGTATGCCTGACACGCCTAACCTTGTTATCTTGGTGATGAACCCGCAAGACGTGGAGCATTGGATTTGGAAGCGGTGGTTTGAAAAGTCGCATCGCATGGAGACGATTGACGGGCATTCGATACCGATAAGCACGCATGAGGACATAACGCATATCCATACGACGTACCTTGATAACTATCATAACATAAGCAAGGATTATATTGCAAAGATTGAGGCGATAAAAAGCAAGTCACCTGAGGCATACGCGCACAGGTTTTTAGGCAAGTGGCTGGATAAGAAACAGGGCGTAATATTTCCAAATTGGGTGGAGGGCGAATTTGATTCAAGCCTACCTTTCGCCTACGGGCTTGACTTCGGATTTTATCCAGACCCCTTGGCACTTGTCAAAGTTGCTGTTGATACCACGGCAAATAAGATTTATGTGAAGGAAATAATTTACGAACAAAGCCTTTCATACGACATGGTTGTTACAAGGATAAGGAATGAGGTTGAACACGATACCATGATTGTTGCGGACACGAGCGAACCACGTTTGATTGACGCGCTTATCTCAAATGGTATCAATGTACATAAGACGGAAAAGTACGCTGGCAGCGTGGTGGATGGAATAAAACGAATGCTTGATTTTACCATCGTGGTCACTGAGGAGTCGTACAACATGAAGCATGAATTAAGGAATTATATATGGAACGATAAAAAGAGTTCAACGCCATTAGACGCTGATAACCATGGGATTGACGCAACACGCTATGGTTCGCTTCGTTTAATGCAGGGCTCGGATTCACTTGCGCACAATTAAAAACACATGACACCAAAGGAAAAAGCGAAAGAACTAATATATAAGTTTAGTGAACACATTGTGACCATTTATGAATTAGAAGGCTTGGTGGAACACGTTGATTCGTCAAAAGCAAAGGGACACGCATTGGTTGCCGTGGATGAGTTAATAAAAATCCATTATCTTTTAACGACTACACACGACACATCCCCTTCCATTAATTATTGGAAAGAAGTAAAAAAAGAAATACAAAAGCTATGACACCAAAAGAAAAAGCAGAGGAATTATATGACAAAATGTATGGAAAAACTCCAGTAAGGAATTTAATTATACAAATTGAAGAAGATAAACAATATGCTAAACAATGCGCATTGGTTGCCGTGGATGAGATTATTATTACTAGAACATCAGGTGTTGAATTTTTCTACTATTGGAATGAAGTTAAAAAAGAAATACAAAACCTATGACACCAAAAGAAAAAGCAGAGGAATTATTTACCCATTATCACAACCTTATTCAAAGCATCGGCGGCGAACTTGGGCAGGAAATCCTTGTTTCAATCCTTGCAAAGCAAAGCGCCTTGTTTACCGCACGGGAGGTATTGAAGGAAAAGTGGAACATTGAGGTAGAAGGCAGCGAAGATGAATATTATTATTGGGAAGAAGTTGAACACGAAATAGAAAGTATATGAAGCCTCAGGACAAAGCAAGGGAATTGCATTTACAAATATATGACCAATTGCCATACAGGCATAACGTCACGGGTGAATACGACGGATTTAAAAAGGCAAAGGAAATAGCTTTGTTTTTAACCGAACAAATCATAAGCAATAATCAAACGATTTGCGGACAACTTGGCTCAGACGTGGATGAAAACACGGCGTACTGGTGCGAAGTTGAATTGCATTTAAAAAACATAATAACGAAATGACGAACAACGAAAAGGCGGTTTACATCATTCACTTAATTGAGGAGATAACCAAAGAGATACAGGAACACCCAATGAAAAGAAAACAACTGCTTTTGCTTCGTTCTCACCTTGAAAAGGCGGTACGGTTAACGGGCACGGGCAGGTATAGGGAATTAAAACGCCCTGAGTCATTGCCATTGGTTAGCCATGAAAAAGCATTGCCGCAAATGGTTGATAAGCCAAAGAACATTGAACCGAGCGCAAGTATCGCAGATAACATTCCCGAACCAACAAGAAAAAGCAAACGCAAATAATGGTACAATTTCATTTAAGCCACTCCGATACAAAGTATTTTTATCCTGAGACCGCAGCGGATATAACGTTGGAACAATACGTTTACTTCCACAAGTTTATTTTACCTCAATATCCTGAGGTTGAACTTGATGCCCTTGTTGCACAAAAGCAAATGATCGCGGCGTATGATAAAATCAAACCGTATGCAAAGAAGTTAAACGTTGACTTGAAAACAACGCCGACGGACGTGGTGCAAGAATTGGAAATAATCCTTTTGACAAATGATGTCAAAGACAATGTGCGTCGTTTCCTTCCTGCATTGATTGACCAATTCAACGCAAGTCAAAAGGCATTGGACAAGTGTCTTGAAATTATGGACGAGGTTTGGGAGGCGCAGGTAAAATATCCTTACATGGCAAAGGTCGTAAATTATTTCACGGGCATTCCTTTAGATGCGTGTTATGGCAAGGTTGCGGAAAGCCTGGAGCTAAAATATTTAACCTTCATGTTCTCAAAGATTCTCAATGCGATAAGCGTACCCGAGGAACTTAAATACAAACAGATTTACGACTTCAACGGAACCTTGTATTATCTTCCTGATAAGCTAATGGCAAAATCCACGTTACTTGAGTTCGCTGAGGCTGCGCAATTTGACAAAGGGCGCAAGGCGATTGAAAACAATGACGCTCAGGGCTTGCTTCATGTTATTGCTGTGTTGCTCAGGAAGAAAGACGAGGCATATAGCGACGAGGTTTTTCAAAGAAATTGCATTGACTTTTTAAAATTGCCCTTACAAGTTGGCTTTGAAATTGGTTTTTTTTTGACGAAGTTAAGCGAGAGTTATCAAGTAGATTTGCAGACCTCTATGCTTCGCAAGGCGATGCAAAGTATGCCAGCGCTTCAAGACAATTGAATGACAAATACGGTTGGTACTTGACGATTAAAAAAATAGCTGAGTGTGGATTGTTTAACTTGGCAGGGCTCACACCCTTACAATCAAGCGAAAAGGCAAATTTATATGAAGTCTTTCAATACCTTGCGTCCAAAGCGGCTGAGGATAACTTGTATCATGAAATACAAAAGCAAAGTAAAAAATGAATATTAGGGAAATAAGCGACATTTTCAAAGATACCGCTGATAATATAACGGCGATAAAAAGCTACAATTTCGGTTGGGCTTCCGACCGTGTGCGGCAAGGCAACACGGAGGACTTTCAGGAGTTGAACGAGTTCCCCCGCGTGTTCTTTGCCGTGCCAACGATAACAGGCTCAGACCAAACACGGAAACAAGATACTTATCAAGTGACTTTGTTCTTTGACGATTTGCTTGGTTATGATAACGAAGGCGATGAAGACCCGACGTTACAAATTGACAAATGGGCAAATCTTCAACAGTATGCAAATTACTTTGTACAACGTTTGAACAAGATAAAACAAAGCATTTTACCAAATTATTTATTTATTCCCGAAGCGCCGTCGATTACCTTTGATTCATTTACGGGACTTCAAAGAATGATTACCGTACAACTTAGCTTTAACTTGGTTGTTCCAACCAACTGTGACCCTGGCATTATTACTTTGGTTCAGTGCATTGCAAACATTGTAACATCGAGTAACTTGACCGCATCGTTAACCACGGTGTTAAAATTTGCCGCAAGTTTGGAAGGCAAGGCAACGGTGACGGCTGACATTAACTTTGTTCAAAAGGTTGCATCAAGTTTAAACGCCAACGCCTTGTTAAGCGGTGATATTAACTTTATTCAAAAGGCGCAAGCCTCCTTGTTAACGTCGGCAAGTGTAAACGCATCGGCATTGATTAGCAAGTTGCCGCAAGCCTCCTTGTTAGCCACGGGGACAACAACGGCAGATTTGACGGTGAATGCTCCTTCGGCTGGTTTGTTACTTGATTTGTATCCAAATGCAGCAGCGGCTTATTCTTTGCGCAAGTTAAGAACGGCATATAGTGGGAGTGCGATAAGGGTGAGGGCAAGTACAAGTGGTGCAGAAGGTGATGTTTCTTTTGATGTCAATAGTACAATAAGCGCAAGCAGCACGGTTACAGTTACTGCCGTTGGAACAAGTGGGCTTAGCATTGGACAACAAGTTACATTTAGTACTTTTTGGAATGCAGGAGGAAGTAATCAAAATGTATTTGTCACAACGTGGTATGACCAAAGTGGGAATGCAAAGAATGCAACGCAGGCAACGCAGGCAAGTCAGCCGCAAATTGTAAACAGTGGTAATATATTGATTAAATATAATAAACCAAATTTAGAATTAATTTCAAAACATTTAAATATTGGAACACAAGTTATTTTAAATGATCAGGTATCCATTTTTGGAGTATTTAATAGCAGTGTAGGCGTAGATCCTTCAGGTTTTATAAATTATCAATCAATGCCTGTCGATGACCCAGAATTAAGAATTGGCAATCAAAATTTTATAAATGATTATTACAATGGAGGTTATGCTTTAAACAACGATGCTCAATTTATAACGGGAGGGTTATACTCATACACGAGACTAATTGGGTATGTGTCGAGAATATATAGAAATAATAACTTATTATTTACATCTTCTATAAGAAGTGGAGCTTTATCGTCTGGAGTGAATGAGTTTACAATTGGCAGATACAATAGAATTAACGCAAATAGAAATGGTAATATTTCAGAATTAATCGTATATGCAAACGACCAGAGTGCAAATATTGTTAATATTAACACAAACATAAACACACACTATGCAATCTATTAACGGCTACAAATATAACAATGAGGCTAATGCCTTGCACGCGCAGGACATTTGTCGAATAAACGAAGGTTTACCAAAGCCAGGTGGAACAACCTTGCAGGCAGTTGACGTACAGCACGCTGCCTTAAATGAACCTCCATTTTGGTATATTACCTTTTGCGACGAAAGTCAAATACTTGGCATTCCTGAAACCTTTGACGTTGTTCAACCAGATTTTAACCTTAACTAAAAAATAAATATCATGGCTTTTTCAAATTACATGGAAAATGAGATACTCGATTGGATTAACGGCGGAGCGTTCCCGACGCCGCCCACGGCGACATGGGTACAATTATTCAACGGAAGTCCAACGGACACGGGCACAGGTGGCACGGCTCTTTATACGCGTGCCTCGGTTGCTGCAGGCGGTTGGACAACAACCACGGGAAGCACGGCAACGATAAGCAACACGGCGGCGTTGACGATAACCACGAGTGCATCACCTTCGGCGGTGGCTGATTACGTTGGTGTATTCGATTCCTCAGCATCGGGAAACCTTTTGTTTCATGGATTATTAACAACCTCGAAAACCATTGCAGTTGGTGACGAAGTTAAATTCAATGCCTTAGCGCTCACCTTGCGCGTTGATTAAAAAAACACGGTAGCCCTTCGGGGTTACCTTTTTTCATTATGGAGAAAGAGTTACAAAAGTTAGCGGATGACATTGCGCAAATGGCTATTGACGCCGTGGCGAATGAATGGAAAGCGCAAGGGCACAACTTAACAGGGGCGGCCATTAAGAACATGGAGACGGTTATACGCTTCCAAACAAATGAATTAATCATTGAGGGCTTTGTTCCTGATTACATGGCGATAAATAATTCAGGGGTCACGGCGGCACGGATACCATATTACCCAGGCAGCGGACGAAAGGAAAGTGAATACATTAAAGGCTTAATGAAATATGCAAAACAAAGGTTTGGCGCATCGGATAAAGAAGCTAAGTCAATTGCCTTCGCCATTGCAAGTAAACACAAGAAAGAAGGAATGCCAACGATTAAAAGTCAAAAGCATTCAAAGACGGGAAAACGCACAGGCTTTATTGAACAGGCGTTGGAAACAAAGGAGGCTGAAATGGCTGACTTGATAAACAGGGCGATAACATACAGTATTCAAACCACGATTGAAACATTTTACAAATCAATACTTAACAGATGAGTTACACGATAAACCCCGATACCATATCAAGCAGCCTTTACCCCGTGGCTTTTCGCTCCATTGAACCGTCGGGAGTTATTCAGCAACAAATCAATGTTTACCTTGACGGAACGCTTGAAGGCTCATTCTTAGCAGCGCAAACGGGAACAAGTGGAACGTCGGCGGTGTTTGATACAAATGTTCAATCGTTCTTGATTACTCAGCTTGCACCAAAGACAAACGCCAAAACAAGTTTCTTTGGAAACCTTTACGGGTTCAGCCTTACAAATAATACCGACGTTATTTCATCTTTGTATTGCACGGCGTTTAATCAAACGGTTAATTCATCTGGTTTCGTCGTTACCTCCACGGCTTCGCAAAGCAGTACCACGGCATACGTGTTGCCTTCATTGTTTGTCGATGGGGAATATGACATGGGGGATTTTTATCAACCGTCTGCGAATCCTTTTTTATTCCTGACACAAAGGAATGATTTTATTAAATGCAATTCATCGGGTAACATATTTTTAAGTTACCTTGGGCGTGGCACAAATGCGGCTCAATTTGAATTTTATTTAAAGTCTGGTTCTTCAGCCGTTACCATTGTTGACAATTTAAACTCCACGGCAAATAATGAATTATATTCATTGTCCGTTGGCGTATCAAATATATTTGGGAACACTGCCATTTTTCATGCTGGCAATTTTCCAACCAATCCCGATCTTTACGATTATTACGATGTTTCCGTTGGTGTTTACTCAGGTACATACACGCGCCTAAGCGAAAGGCAACGCATTTACATTTATCCAAATTGCAACGATAACATTGAGCTTCATTGGTTCGGAAAATATGGCGGCGCGGAAAGTTACCAGTTCACAGGCTTAATGATTGATAAGCAAACGAGCAACGCGGATACGATTAACCTTGCGCAACGGTGGAACATTACCGCAAGTCCAAAAGCAAACACGTTTGATAAAAATGTTATTAAGGTTAATCAAAGGTCAAACAAAAGTAAGACGGTCACGGTGGCTGTAAGTCATGAGGATGCCTTGTATATTGCCACGATGTTTAATAGTCCTGAGGTGTATATTATTGAGAATGGCAAATATGTCAATATAACCATTGCCAACGGGGAGATAAACACGGATAACAACAGGGCGACGGATATTGGTGTTTCATTTGAAATTATTTACCAAAATACGCCAGTCGCTCAGCTATGATAAAATTATTTATAAATAATCAAGAAGTCGATTTAAACCAAAAGGATGTTAATGTAACTATTGATTATTCGATTGAAAACATTGAACTTGGAAATATATCGGGCGCTCATTCTAAAAGGAATGTAACACTTCCAGGCACAAAGACAAACATTGAAATCTTTGAAAACATTGAGACGCCCAACGTCATTGTAAACAATGCTTACAAGTTATTACCCGCACGGCTGGAGGCAAATGGCGTTCCAATTCTTACAGGAAAAGCGCGGTTGGATTCAGGGGAATTGAATGCGATGAACCACGGATTCAAGGCGAATAATTACAAGGTTGCTTTGATTGGAAACAATGCGGATTGGTTTGCCGACGTGGGTAATATTTTAGTCAGGTCATTGGGCTGGCAAGATATAACCGTTTCCACGGCGACGGTAAAAACCAATTACAATCCATTGACTTCGGAACATTGCTTCATCTTGATGAAATGGAAAGCGTGGGAAAATGAAACGTACATTGTTGACAATGAGTTGACGCCTGCCATTTTCATTTGGCAAATACTTGAAAAGGCGTTTCAAAATAAAGGATACCAATTAAACAGCATTTTCAAAACCGATCCTTTCAGCCGCTTGATTATTCCCATGGGGCTTAACTTGGATGCTGATTACATTGCCGACTTTGTAAACCTCAGGGCTTCCAATCCTTCGCCTTCGTCCTTCGTTTATTCGGCTGGGGATTATGGAACGGTTGACATTGCATTCACAAACGAAACAACGTCACCTAACTTTGACACTGGGGGCAATTACTCAGGTGGCGTTTATACCGTTCCCATTAATGCGTTATATGAATTGATAGCTGAGTTGAACGTTAACTTAACGGCTTCAATCGGTGATATAAATCAATTTGCAGAACTCATTCTTTTCTTTGAGGTTAACGGAAACAATGTTTCAACGTATGATTTGACCAATGAAACATCATTAAATGATTCCATTGCGCTTGAATTTCTGGGGGACTTGGTGGCAGGTGACTTGGTTAAAATGAGGCTGAGATATGAGAACGTAACCTTTAACCTTGTTATCGGTGGCTCATTCTCCGTGGTGGCACAAAAGGAAGGATTAGAGGAAGGGGAAACGGTAAATTTGGAATACATTATACCTAATAGTTGGTATGTAAAAGACATTATCGCGGACCTTACAACCATTTTTAATCTTGCATGGGAGACCGACGTATTAAGTAAGCAAGTTTACGCATATCCAAAGGACAATTATACGGTAAGGTACAGAGCCAATGCAAGCGGCGCGATTACCCTTACAACCTTTGACGGCTTTTTCAAGGATACAAATAAGTATGACTTGAATACCCGTGACATTGATGGAAGCGAATTAACCATTCTTGATAATTACAAATCAAGTCAGGTACTGGCATACGCCACGGATGACGATACGACAAACAAAGAGGAAGCAAGGCGCGGGGTTAACATTTACTCAGGAGGTTACAATTTCCCTGAGGACAGATTTCCAAATGGCATTGAATTTTTATACACAAAGTTCTTTGCCAAAGCCATTCATATAAACGACGTGGCAATTACCACGGGTGGAACATACGGGGCTCAGATGCCTCTTGTTTTCGGCGACGATTACAATACCGTTCCCGATGCCGAACCTAATTATAACTTAGCACCTCGTTTGCTTTATTACGCAGGCAGGCGAAGCGGATTAGACGGATACGTTCGTTTGTACGACGAAGCAAGCTCAGCGGCTTCGGCATTTGATTTTCCTGCGGCTTTCATGGTAAATTACAATGATCCGAGCGGGGGAGATTTTAACCTTAGCTTTTCGGATGAAGTCACGAATTATACAAATGTGATGCAAGGAGTTTTTAAAACGTTTCATTTACAAACATACAAAAGGATTGAACTTGGAAAGCAATATACGACCTTTGTCAAATGGGAAAACAAGGACATAACGCAACTGTCATTCAGACGAAAGGGAATGATTGGAAGTTCCAATTTCATCATTCAAGAACTTGAATACAATCCCAAAAGCAATAGCCCAGCAAGAACGGTTATCTTATACGATGAAAAGCCAAATGTAAATGACTTAAGCAAAGTAAGTAATACGATAACACTGGCAGGCGCACCGCCGCAAGGTGGCACGGTGACAGGATCTGGCAGCGGATTAGTTGGAGCAAATGGGGCAACGGTAAACATTCAGTTATCTTACACGCCGTTCCTTTCATCGAATACCAATGTACTTGTATTGGCGGTCAACTCAGGCGTGACAAATGTTTCAAACACGAATGCAAATGTACTTGTATTCCAGAACGGACAAAAGTTGCTTCCAACGGTTCAATATGTAATAAGCGGCTCAACCGTGACTATAGATACAAATACCCATTACGATGGGGCAAATTATGAAGTAATTGTTAACGGCGTAACAAAAGGATAATGGCACAGGTAATAGGTTTTCAGATACAAATAGACGGGTTAGGCAAAACGGTTGAAACGGCAACGGAATTGAAAAGAGCCATTGCCGACGTTAACGCGGAACTTAAGAAAACAACCGACGTTCAAGAAATCAAGAAACTTGAAACAAAGTTGGTTGATTTGAAGGCGGCGCAAATGGAGGTTAACAAAGTTGTTAAGGAGCAAATCAAAAGCCGCAACGAAGAAATAACTGCAACCGACAAAGTTAACGGGGCTTATCGCAAGTTAAGCAAGGAGTTGAATGACCAGCGCAACCGATACAAGGATTTGGCGGCAGCGGAACAGGAATCAAGTCAGGAGGCAAAAGATTTATTGGTTTCAATAAACAACCTCGATAAAAAGCTAAAGGGCATTGATGCCACGGTTGGACAATTTCAAAGGAACGTCGGGGGATATACTGAGGCATTAGGGCAATTTTTCCCGAAGCTTGGGGGAACATTGGGACAAGTGACGGGTACAATAGGCGGTTTGTCTCAGGGAATAAATGGGTTAACTCAAACGACGGGAGCGTTTAATAAATCGCTTGGCGCTATTGGAATAGCATTAACCCTATTTAGTGGTATATCTGAAATATTTCAAAGTATAAATGAATCAGTCGCCGAAACAAAAGAACTTTCTAATCAGGTGGCAGCGTTTACGGGCGCGACGGGAAATGTTTTAACAGACTTTGTAAGCAAGTCAAAAGCAATATCGACCACATATAAAAAAGATGTAAACGACATAACCGTTGCAGCTAATACCGCAAGTAAAGCATTGGGCATTGGTTTCAATGAGGCATTGGACGCGATTGAGGCAGGGTTCAGAAAGGGCGCAGATAGTAATGGTGAGTTCTTAGATAACTTAAAAGAATATCCCGCTCAATTTGCGGCGGCTGGATTAAGTATTAAAGATTATTTAGCCATTTCAATCGAGGCAGCGAACCAAGGTATTTATTCAGATAAGGGCTTGGATGTTGTTAAGGAATTTGGATTAAGAATTAGGGAGCAAACAAAGACTTCAAAAGATGCTTTAGTGGGAGCGTTTGGCGAAGAATTTACGGGAGAATTATTTGAGAATTTAAACAACGGCTCAATTACAACCGCCGAAGCCTTATCGTTGGTTAGCGGTAAAATGGGTGATACCGAGGTTGCGGGCGACAAATTACAAACGGTTATCGCAGACGTTTTCGGTGCAGCTGGTGAAGATGCTGGGTTGGCTTATATTCTTTCGTTGGAAAAGATTTTAAAAAATACCGACGATGTAACAAAGTCAACAAATCAATATCAAACACAACAGGAGATTCTTTATCAAACAAACTTAGATTTAGAGGCAAGTCAATCGGAATTAAATGAATCATTCACAAAGTTTGGTGGGGAATTTACAATTATATCCTCTAAAGCAAAGATATTTTTTAACAATCTATTAGGTGGTTTACTTGATTTTGCCAATGAGTTTCCTGCAACCTTAAAAGCCATGGGGGCAGGGTTAACAACCTTTTTTACAACAGGAAGTATCAGCGGTGCATTAAAAGCAAATCGAGATGTATTTAGAGCCGAAAAACAAAAGATAGATAAGGAGGATAAGTTAGCTATTGAGAAAGCGGAAAAGGAAAGAATAGCACTTGAAAAGCAAAACGCCGAAGAACAAAAGAAAAGGTTAAAAACCCAAAATAAAGAGTTAAGCACCACAGCAAATAAAGGAGGAAGGGACGCGGCAAAAGAATACGCGGAGGGTTCCCTTGCAGCCCTTGAGGATGAACGAAGTAAACTGCAAAGCGCGTTTTCAAACGCCGTGGTTGGCTCAGGAACACAGAAGGAACTTGCGGTAAAGTTGAACGCAATTAATAATCAAATCAAATCAGCGGTTGAACAACAGAACCAAATATTAGCCGATGCCACGCGTGGTAATTTGCTTAACAACTTGAAAAACGCTGAGCAACTTGCAACGCTTCCGTTAACAACAAAGCCGCCTGAGTTATTAAAAAAGGAGGTTGAAGATATTCAAAAGGTATTTAAAGAGGTTACAAAAAACGCGGACGACTTTAGGGAACAACAAAAGAAAAAGGAAGAGGAAGATTTAGAGGAACGCGCCAAAAGAATTGAAACTTATTTGCAAACCGCTTCTTTAGTAACCGACTTTTTCTCCACGGTTCAGCAAGCGCGTTTTAAAAAGGATGCTGACCAATTAAATGAGCAGATTGAATTGACAGAAGAAAATATTTCAACGCTTGAAGCCAAAGCGGAAAAGGCAAGTGGTATAAAAAAGAGGCGATTAGAAAAAGAGATTGTTCAAGAAAAGGCGTTGTTAGAATCAAGAAACAAAGAAGCCGAAGCATTACAATTAAAGGCGGCGAAGGCTGAAAAGAAAATTGCTATTCTTCAATCAATCATTCAGGGCGCTTTAGCGGTAAACAGGGCTTTAGCCGTTCCGCCTGGCCCTCCATTTACCATTGGTTCAGCCATTTCCGCAGGTGTTTTCGCAGGCATTCAAACGGCGACGATTATCGCCCAGCCCCTTGCCGAGGGTGGCGTGGTCACAGGGCAACGGGTAAATCAAAAGCAAAACATACCAACGCGTTCAAACGGTGACAATGTACTTGCATACGTTAAACGCGGTGAGGTTGTATTGAACCAACGCCAACAAAGTTTACTTGGCGGTTCTCCCACGTTCAGGCGGCTTGGTATCAAAGGTTTCGCCGAGGGTGGCATGGTTCCACCGATTAATCCACCGATACAAGGCATGGGTTTACAGGGGAACATGAATGAATTTTTGCAAGTCATGGAGGCAAAAACGGACGCGATAAACAACAGGATTGACAGGTTGCAGGCATACGTTGTGAGCGAGGATATTGCGCGAGATCTTGCTGAGGGAAACAAGTTGAAAATAAACGCCACTTTATAAATGTGTAATTGTATGAAAACGGATAGCATCTGGGGGGAACTTGGTTCACGAATCCCTGAGGAATACAAGGCGCAAGTTACCGCCACGGTAAACAGGACATACAGGGTTTTGAGTATTGACCCGAATGATATGGATTATTTATTCAATGTTTATAACAATTTTGTTAATCATTATGAGCCTGAGCGTCGAAATTGTCCCGCGTGTCGAACAAAAGTAGTTGGTAAAATGAGGCAAATAGTACAATATTGGAACGAAAATGGATGAATTTGAAATGATTAATGGTGATTTGTTACAGGATTTTACGCATGAAATCTTGAATAAATACAGTGCATTTTGCCAAAAGGAAGGAATAACTCCCAGTTTCTTTCATCTTATTTCCTTCCTGGTTAAAACCGACGTGGTAAAGGAAAAGACGGTTGCAAAATATATGGTCATGCAGCTTTATCCAAATAGCCTTTATTCAAATGATTCAAAGATGGACGCCATGATGGAAATAAGCATACGCACGGGTATTTCAAAGAAGCACGTTTACAATATGGTTCAGCACCCTGAAAGGTTTGGTTATCAAATCAAGCAAAAAAGAAAAGATAAAAACGAGACCGAGTAATTTTGTAAATAAATTATTTTTCTTTTATGACATACGCCGATTATCCAGATGCTGCAAAGAACAACGCACGACGCGCACTTGACCATAAGGAAAAGAACGGGTCTGATTGCGGAACGCTTGTCGGCTGGCAACGGGCAAATCAAATCGCCAACGGTGAAGGATTAAGCGAAGAAACGGTTCAGCGTACTTATTCCTTTTTAAGCCGCGCGGAAACGTATGACCAGGGTAAATACTTTGATGAAGATGGGTCGGAAATTTGCGGCTCAGTAATGTATGACGCATGGGGTGGTAGCGCGATGAGGGTTTGGGCTGAGGCGAAATACAAAGCAATCCAAAAGGACAAAGCAAAGAATATGGCAAAAGTAAGCATAGATATTTTAGGTGAAATTTCGGAATCGGTTAATTCTTACAACTCGGTAAGGGCAAAGATTAACCAGGCGAACGGGCAACCAATTAATTTAACAATATCCTCAGGCGGTGGCAGTGTCACCGAAGGAATGGGTATTGCTGATTTAGTTGCAAATTACCCCGAAGAAACCACGGCAACAGGAATCGGCTTGGTAGCAAGCATTGCAACGGTTGTACTGTTGGCGGCTGATAATGTTAAGATGACTGAAAACGCCTTCATGATGATTCACCGACCTTGGAGTTATACGATGGGTAACGCCGACGAACTTGAGGCAACGGCTGAATTATTGGACAAAATGGAGGCAAAGTTACTTGACATTTACACGGCTTCGGTTCTTAAACGCAGGGGATACCAAAACAACCTAAAAGAAATTATTACAAATATGATGGCAGCCGAGACTTGGCTGACCGCTCAGGAAGCATTGGAATTTGGCTTCATTGATGAAATTGTGAAAGTTGGCGAAAAAAACATTGATATGTTACCGTTGCAAAATAGCCTAAACAAGTTCTTGAATGTACCAGCCGCATTATTAACAAATACAAAAAAAGACGATGACATGGGTAATTCCATTTTAGAAAAAATCAAATCTTTGCTTAACAATATGGACGAAAAAGAAGAAGTCACAAATATTGTTGAGGAAGAAAAAGTAATTGAAGAAATGCCGAAAAACGATGAGGTGGAAGTTGCTATTTCCATGCTCAAAGAAAAAGGCTACTTTGTAATGTCACCTGAGGAAATGGATGCCATTCACACAAAGCAAAAAGAGGAAATGGAATCGATGTACAAAAAGACCGATGAACAAAAGAACTCTATCAATGAAATTGAGGCGGTCCTTGAAACATTGGGAAATGAATTGGTTGCACTCAGGGCGCAAGTAAAAAAAGGAGTTGGACTTCCTTCGGGCGGCTCAGCACATGAAAAAACTCAGGAAACAAAAGCGAAATCGAGTTACTTTGATTCTTTCGCTTCATTAGTTCAAAACAAAATCTCACAAAGATAATGGCAACAGCAAACGTTAATGGTTTTCTCGATTCAAATACATACGTCGGGCAAAACAGTTTAAACCGCACCAACCCGTATGCCAACGCGCAAGGGATAAACGCGGAGCAATTATACGGCATCGATACCTTTGAGGATCGCATTCCCGTTTCCTTCACTTATGGCACTTCCACGGCTGGCAATCGCTTAAGCGTTGCACCGTTGACGGGTGTAACAAGTGCAAGTGATTTTTACAAGGTTACCGTCGTAGACGAATCAGGTAACGAGGCATACGCCAACTGGCAGTCCTCAGCACCGACGGCAATCTTACAGATAGCAACCACGGCGTTGAATAAAGGCAACGATTGGAAGGTGTTATTTGCAACGGCAGCGGCTGGAGCAAAGACCGAGTTTTCATTTGTGATTGAAGATTCATTGGTTTTAACCAATACGTCTGCAACCATTTCTTACCCAAATCTTTAAAATTAAAACAAAATGGCATTAGTTGAAATAAGCCAATTAGATGTGTCCTTCAGAGGCACGGAGGCAAATAACATTTTTTTAGAACCAGTCTTTTTTGACGATGACCTTCGCGGACAATTCCGTGTACTTGGAAACGTTGCAAATAAAAAGAAAATGGTTTTCGTACAACAGTTGGAAAACATTGTACGTAAATACTCAGGCTGCGGATTTAATCCCGTTGGCTCGGTTGATATTTATCAGCGCACAATCGACGTTGAAAAAATGAAGGTTGATTTGGAAATGTGTTGGGACGAGTTCGAGGATACCGTTTTTGAAGAGTTGTTGAAAACAGGTACAAGGCTTCCAGATGTTTCGGGAACATTGATTGAAAATATTCTTTTGACCCGTACACAACAGGCGATAAGAAATGACATTACCCGTCTTTCTTACTTCGGCGACCAGTCTTCAAACAATCCTAACTTTGATTCATTAGACGGTTTTTGGACTGTTTATTATCCTCAGTTGGTTGCAAGTGACTTAGTTCCACGTTGTAACACGGGATCAGGCGCAGACCTTGGCGCGGGTGACGGCTTCGCAATCCTTCGCGCGGTGTATGACCAGGCTCCTTTGCAGTTGAAAGGTTTACCTGCGAACCAAAAGGTGTTTAATGTAACGCAAAGCGTTTATTCTCAGCTTCGTGAGGACATTGAAAACGGCGGTGGTGGTGACTACGGTTTACTTCAGTTAATTAACGGTGTTGAACAATTTACTTTCCGTGGAGTAACCGTTGTACCTCAATTCCGTTGGGACGATATCGCCACAGGACTTGGAACAGCTAAGCCGCATTATGTGGAATATACTACGCCTCAAAACAAGGTACTTGCAACCGACGTATTAAGCCCTGAAACGGCTTTGGAACTTTGGTATGACCAGAAGGACGAAAAGGTGTATATTAAGGCACGTTTCAAAATGGGCGTGAATTATATTCACCCATCATTAATCAGCTTAGGCTACTAATCAAAAACGAATGAGCGCAATAACAGGCGGTTGGCTTAATCAATGTACAGATGGCACTTGCGCTGGTGGTATTGGCAAATTTTACATTGCCAATGCCAATCAAGTGACAAGCATAACCAACAACGCATCGGGAGCAACCACGGCAATAACAATGGCTTCCACGGCTGCCGTTTTTTACGAGGTCGAATTCAGGGACAATTCAGGAGCATTCACGGAAACGGTGACGCAGGATCCAGATACTTTGTCGGTAGCCATTGAGCAAAGTTTAACGGGAGTTATAAATTGCCGCGATCAGGAATTAAGAAACCTTATTCAAGATATGGCAGGTCAGGCGTGCGGCTTGGTTTGCGTACACGTGGAAAACACGGGTAACTATTGGATTTGGGGCGTTGAAACTATTGGGGCAAAGAAAAGGGTGGCAAGGTTAACAAGTGCCGAAGGTTTATCGGGTGCATTGTTTACCGATTCAAATCAAGAAACGCTTACCATTACTTGCAGAACCACGAACAAAGCAAGGTACATTGTTAACGGCGAAACAGTGATGAACGCCTTAGATTAAATAAAGTATGATAGTAAGGGATAAAAGTAAGCAAATGCTTTACGTGGGTGCAGACCTTTCGGGCAAAGCTGGAATCATTCGAAAAACTATCGGCGAACTTTCACAAAACGAATTGAGGGCTTGGTACAAATCAAGCCCTCAGGACGTTGGGCAACATGTCATTTATACCCCTGAGAAAAAAAGCTATGAGCCAACAATTAAAGAAAATACAGGCAGTCCCGAACAGGAACAACAGGGTAAGTAAAAGGAATCAAAGCCCTTTACTTGCTTCCGTTACTTTAGACACCTCCAATACAATGCTTGTAAAGGAGGATATTTTTAATGAGCCGTCACGGGAGAGGCTTGATTTCACGGGGGCAAAGTGGGTAAGGTTCTTTACACAAAAGGATGACTTTTTAAAAAGCCTTATAGCCATTGTTAATAATTCGCCGACGTTAAGAAGGATAATAGAAGATAAAACAAACATGGTCGTCGGTGACGGCTTTATTCCCATGAAGGGTAAGGCAAATACATTGCTTACAACCACGATGAAGGGTGAGGTTATCACCGACGATTCTTTAAATGAAATTGAGGATGTTATTTCACAGGTTAATTTACATGGTCAAAATCTGCAGGAGGTTTTGGCTCAGCTTGCGTTTGACTATGATGCTTTTGGGAATAGCTTTTGCGAAATTGTTAAGGGCAAAGTAGGTTCAGAACCCTTTACTTATATTTATCATGTACCCGTGTATAATATTGGTATTAGAAAAGCGGAAGCGGATCAGATTATAAAATCTGTTGGCATTTATGATAATTGGGAGGAGGTGCCACTCACCACCGACGGCGTATTTTACGAAAGCGAAGGATTTAGAGAGGTACCAATGTACCCAGATTTTAAGAAATTTGAGGACGGAACACAAAGAAGCGTTATCCATGTTAAGCAATACGCGGCAGGCTATTTTTACTTCGGTTTACCTGAATGGATTGGCGCTAAAATGTGGGCTGAAATGGAATATAGGATTCAAAGGTTTAATACAAGCAAGTTTGAAAACGGCTTCATGCCTTCGGGCATCATGCAATTCTTCGGCTCAATTACGCCAGCTGAGGCAAAGAAACTTGTTGAAGGAATAGAAAGCAAGTTTACAGGCATGGCAAATAACCATAAGTTATTTGTACAGGTATTGAGGGACGAAAAATTAAAAGCTAATTGGATTCCGACCTCAAAGGAAAACGAGGGCGAATTTTTAAACTTGCAAAACTTGGCAGCCTCGGCGATCGTTGTGGCGAACAGATGGAGCAAGTCACTTGCAGGCTTCGCAACCGCGGGGCAACTTGGAAGTAATCAACAGATACGTCAGGAAATGGAATACTTGCAAAGTACGGTTATTAAACCACGCCAAAACTTGATGTTATCTAAAATTATAAATCCTTATTTAGCCGAAATTGGGCTTTATAACCCAGCCTTAAAAGACGTTCAATTCTCAATATCAAA